ATTTTTTAAGAGGGTCAAGAACTACTCTTTTGGTCCAATCTAAACTCCAATAATCAGTTGCTTTACGATTATCAAACATGTCACCCATGTGAATGACAGTATCAATCTTATATTTTTTTAATGTTGGAAAGAAAATGTTCTTATAAAACTTTTCAAAATACTCATGAAAAACTTTATTTCCTTTCTTAAAGTTGTAGTGAGTATCAGTGATGATAGCAACTTTCATGAAAATCTATAATTAATATTATCTTTGATTGAGTTCATGTCTGAGTAATCTCCATCTTCTGATGTAAAGACTTCATCATATCCAGACCTTTCAATAATCTTTGACTTGATTTCAAGTTGTTTCTTTTCCTTTGCAATCCTTCTTAAGAATGCATAATAAACAATTTGAGTAAAGTATGCAAATGGATTTGTTCTATTAGTATCAAAGTTGTGAATGTACTGCACACAGTTTTCAATACCATCACAAATCATGTCATCCTTAAACATGTAGTTCACGAAGTTTGGTTTGTATGCAAGGTGATTGGCAATACGCAAGAAGCAGTCACCAAGGTAATTGGTAATTCTTGGTTTGGGAAGACCTTTTTCTTTAGCATTATCTACTTGTTTTTTATAATCAACAAGAGCTTGATAAAAGTCTTTGTTATTTACATAATGCTCTGACTTCTTCTTTGTCTTTACCATTAACATTTGCATTAAAGTTACTCATCATTACAAAATAAGATGTGTTGATTATAGCACTCTACCAAGGGAGTTGACAACCTTCCCAAAGATGATTAGAATCACTCTGTTAGGGTTGAAAGATAGGGTGTAGCTTAGCTGTTATAGAGTTTTTCAAGGACTTTACGAGCCTCATCAACCTTTGAGATGAATCCCATGTGCTTATCAAGGGATACTTGGGATGATTCTCTTGTAAACTTTTGATAGACTCTAATAATCTGATCATCATCTATTTCAGTCATAGTTATGACTTTATTCATATCAATTATATAGATGTCATCATCAGGAATCATCATCCAAGGTTTTACCTTGTACCCAATAACACCATTATGTTTAGATACCATAGGTTCTATTATAACAGGATTATCTAACATCAGTAGTGTTCTATCATCTTCTTCTGTTGGAGATACCATTGCAAAGATTTCTTCACCTGATACTAATTTAATTGATGCATAGAATTCTTGTTCCATTTATTTCTTTAAGTTAACTGTTATTATTTCGTAATTGAAGTTTTCTTCATTGTAAATTTTGATACGTTCTACTAAGTGGTTTAATGTATAGTTTCTTTTAGCATTGTAGGTAGTATCATCTGCAATGTCATAGAGTGTTGCTGATACTTTTTCTTTACTTTTCCTAAGAACTCTTCCTATTGACTGTAAGTTCCTTATTCTTGATTTACTTGGAGAAGCAAAAATAATATTGTGCAGATTTCTAATATTGATACCAGTGCTGAAAGTTCCGTAAGATGCAACTATAATTGCATTAGATTCTTCTTCTGCAATTTTTCTTACTAATTCTCTTTCATCAGTATCTACTCCACCATGGATGAAGAAGACTTTTCTGTTATCACTCTTATCCTTATTTATGACGTCATATAAAGGTTCACCATGGGTGGCAACCCTACTAAAAAGAACTAAAGTATTGCCTTTCAGATCTAAGGTTAGATTTTTAATAAACTTATTTCTTTTATTGTGACCAATCAAATATTGAACTTCATCTTCATAGACTTCAAACTTTTGAGGTTCATGTTTAAGAAGAAGAACTTTAATATTTAATTTTGAAAGATAACCTTTTTTGATTAGTTCATCAGTCTTGATAAGTTTGTATGTAGGACCAAACAATCCTTCAAGAACAAGTTTGTGTGTCTGTGTTCCATCAAGTGTTCCAGTAAATCCAAATCTATATTTGGCATCATACAGTTTGGACATTATGGATACTAATGATTTTGATTTGAATTGATGAGCTTCATCACCAATCACAATATCAAACTTATCAAAGTATGCTTTGTCTAATTTGTAAATGGATTGCCATGTGGATATGACTACAGATTTATCTGACACTCTATCACTGCCTCCATAGACCTTGTGGCAGTGTTCTTCTGAATTCCATCCATAGTCCTCAAAGTCCTTGTACATCTGCTCTACAAGGGACGTAGTGGGCACTATGAGAAGAATATTCTTATCTTGTTCAACAAAATATCTGACTATGGAATAAATCATCAAAGATTTTCCAGATGCAGTTGGTGATAGTAATAATTTTCTTTTGTATTTGAGTGCTTCATACACACCTTGAACTTGATAGTCTCTTGGTGTATGTGAACAAATACTTTGCATATAATCTTTAACGCCTTCTAAAGAAATAGATTCATCCATTTCACCAGGAAGACCATAGTATTTGTTATCTTTGAATTCAAATGTGTAGTTATGATTATCACAGAATTCAATAACTTTATCTAAAAGACCTGCGTAGATTTCACCAGTTTGAAGATTGAATAAACGTATCTTCCCATCCCAGTGCTTACTCCTGTATTGTGGCATGAACTTGGCACCAGGAATATCAAAAGTAAATTGATCAGATAACTCATAAAAGATATGAGGTTCTGCTTCTATCTTCAAGAAGATTTCATTCTTCTTTGATATGATTAAATCAGTCATATTACATTCCAGATTGGAATCTCAAAAAGTCAATAGAGTTTTTGATTTGATAGGTTCTACTTGAAATCATTTTGATAATTTCTTCCAAGTATTTTAATATTGTATCATAATATTCTATTTTAATAAACATTTCTGATAGTTTAGTATCAGCATCAAGATGCTTCTGCATCCCTTCTTTATCTCTGACTTTGTATGGGAAAGGTTCTTCTTGATATGTTTCTAAGGTTGCCTTTCCTGCATAAAAGTTATAGCGTTCTAATTTCTTTTGTTTATAATCAATCTCACACTTCTTTCTGAGTAGTGAAAAGTTGTTATAAAGTTCATAGTATTTGGCATGTAATGATGCTACTTTTAAAGATTCATTGTGTAAATCATCTATATTGATCTGAGAATCTTCTTTCCACATCAACTGAATATCATCAAGAGAAATCATAGACCAGTAATAATCCTATAATAAGTGTATTTGAATGTTACTTCTGCTGTAAAATATCTAATGTCTTCTGCTGTGGCATCAAAGTCTAATCCAGACAGATAGACAGGATATAATCCTTCAAAGATAACTTGTGACTGAACATTAAAGTTGCTGTTTAAAATGCTTAATGTTCCATCAGATCTTTCATAAAAATCTGCTTTTAATGTTGGTGAATTGTATGAATTTGAATTATCTCTTAAATCTGAGTATTGCTCTAAACTATATGGAAATCCTAAACCAGTCATCCAGTTCCAGATTTCCATGTAGTTTTCCATATCTTCATCTACAAGAAAACGTAGACGAAAATCCTCAAAGTTCATTTTATCACCAGGAATATCAATGTTCTTTCCATAGCGAGTTTGAAGTGCAGAACCTAAGGTGATTGCAGGAATACCTGCATAGTTAGACATAAAATCTACCTTAGGTGCTTTATCTATGACAAACTTGAAACCTACTGGTGACAGTAGATTTCTGTTTGAAGGTTGTCTATCCAAAGGTTGAGGCATTTTTTGAACTATTTATTCCAATAAAAAAGGGGTCCTTTTGGACCCCCTGAAGATATGGAACAGAACTCACATGAGGTTCTTGATAGCAACTCTTCTGTAGTATCTGTTTGCATTTGCCTTGATAGCACCCAGATCTTGAGTGAGACCATTTGCAAATGGGTTGGCAACCATACCATATCTGGTCTTGAATCCAATCTTGGGCTGGAAGGTGTCCTGACCAACAGCACGTACCATCTGGAGAGGTACATAAGGGCAGTAGAACAGACCAGCATCATAAGGATTGGTTCCTTTGTAACCAACAACATAGTATTGGGTTGCAGCCAGGTTTGCAGAATATGGGTCAATATAGACCTTGAACTTACCATTGAGAACACCAGCAAAGGTGTTACCAGTATCATCAACATTCAGGTTTGCATTCAGTGCAGGGGTGTAGTCAAGCAGACCAGCCATGGTCAGTGCTGATGCAACATCAGATGAGCAGAGGATGGTGTTAC